ATATGTGGTATAATCTTCCGTTACCTGATTAGATTTTAACCGAACGCGAACCGTGGTTGTATCTACATTTGTATCTGGAATTACAAACTTTTGATTCGGAACCTTGCTATCTACACGGTATAGCATTCTCTTCAATGTACCTTGTTTCAGGACTACATTGTTAAAATGGTAAACTCCGTTAATAGGATCAACCGTGATAAGTTCAGTATTAACGAATGTGTACTTCTTTGTATCTACAACGGTAGTAAACCGTGTTCCACGTTCCAGACCTAATTTGTTACTATTTGTGGCTTCAAGAGAAATGTTCACAATTGCGGTCGAAGCAATTGCTGATCTTGGAAGATAACCTAATAGCTTAGCATGACTCGCCACGTTACCGCGGAGCTGAGCTGAATCAAGAAAGGTTTCGTTCAGGGATAAATGAGCCAACATCGCATTATAGTGCGTATTGTATGCTAGCACATCCATCAGAACTGAAAGTCCCGAACCTTCAAAGTTCCAATCAGTGTATTTCTCATTGGACTTAAAGTAGTCGATGGTGGACTGCTTAATCTTTTGGAAATCTAGTTCTGTGATATTAAATTGAGCCATGGATAGAAATTGGATTAGCGGATTCGGATAAGATAGACTGACATGTCCACCTCAACGTCAATGGAGATTACTCGAAAGCCGATTATAACATCATAACGGTTTTCGTCTGAATTGTCCTGAATTTGAATAGTAATTTGATCCACTCTTGCCTCATGTTGTTCCAGAACTAATTTGATGTATTTACGAAGAGCTGAAATTGTAAATTTGTCAGCTGGTTCAAATAGTAATGCTCTTAGATTCGAACCGAGTCTAGGATTGAATGGTCTTTCATCAAAGTTAGAAAGTACTAAGTTCTTTACGGAATTCTTAACTGCTGCAATATCCGTCAATGGTACGATGTCATGAAAGTCAGGGTGGAGTGTCAATGAAAGATCCAGATCCGAATATGGCTGGGTGCGAGAAACAAGTACAGATTTACTCTGAATAATATTCGAATCTGCGGTGAGTATCTGCGTGCTCATTATTTCAGCTATTTATATGATTATTGGATATTGTTTTCGGCCGTCCGAACCTTATCGTCTTGATAGGATACCCACTGAACCACCAAAGCCTTTTTAGAATTAATGATGGATTCGGTTAGATCAATATAACTCTGTAACCACGCAAAATTATCCGATGTTCCAGTCTTGATTATAAGGGCATCTTTCTTTATGCGGTAAGATGCTGCTGGTACAACTCCGGCGACTACATCGCAGTAGTATCTGAACCATGCTCTAAATTCTGGGACTGCTCCATTCAAGACAGCAGACTCTTCCACAGCAGCTTGATAGTCGGTAAGATTCATGATCTCGTCAAAGGTAAGAATTCCATCCGTTGCTAGGTCATCCGCAGATTTGCCATACTTCTTGACCTTTTCGTTTACCGAGGTCATTTTGGACTGGGTTTTAATGACGTTTGTTGCAGCTTCTTTTACTCTCTTCTGGATTGGATTCTGAACCTGTTTTTCCCATGGTGCCTTTACCTGAATTAGAAAATCTGTATTGGTATTCATGGCAACTTTGCTATTACCCAGAGATACGTCCTTTACGCTTTCAACCACGGTGACTTTTAAAGGTACTGATGGTTCTGGAGCTTCTCCAGGGGTTGGAGCCATTTTGGCTAGAACCTTGGTTAGACCGGTGGTTGGATCAATATTGATATTTGGTACAAGACTACAGTAGTCAAATGCAAGACCTTTATTTAATGCATCCGAAATAGACTTAACGTAGGCTCCTGCTCCTCCCGGAACTTTATCTTTCCAGCGGTCCAAGAAGGCTGCAACTGCAACCGGATCTTTCATATTCAATCCTTGAAGATCCGCCTGAAATGAAGTAAGCTGGATTGATAATTGTCTGAACTTTTCTAGTTTTGCCAATAGTGCTACACCACTGACGCCTGCAATTGTTGTGCCTGCAAGTCTACCAAGTAGGGCCGCTTTAATGACTTCGGTGATAGCAAAGATGTCGATCTGCTTAATGCTAATTCCGCATAGATTGCCTCCGCCAACGAGTCCTGGAACAGCACCGCCCAAAGCCTTAAGGCCGGAAAGTCCTGAAAGGCCAGATAGGGGTGGAATGGTTGGAATCTGAGGTATATTCGGAATGTTAATCTGAGGAACACGAATAATGCCACCAATACCCGCAGGAATTGTTGGAATAGATGGTATGCTGGGAAAGCTCATATGATTATAGAACCTTGACGTTACCGATTCCAGCGCTAATTAATCTTCCACCCGAGATAACTCCGGTCAGAGTTCCAAGAGTAATAGCGGCTCCACCAATTACTGATGCAGATACTCCACCCTTCATTGAAAGACCTGTTGCTGCTGTAGCTGAAATGTTTGCTGCATTTAAACTAAAGTTACCAGCCGTCGTTGATGACGCTCCGGTTATGATATTGGTACTTCCTGAAATAACAGTATCCGCGGCACCAATTGTGGCGGTGCGAGTTCCAGCTGCGACGCTGGTAATATGGTTACCGACAAGAACGTTTGTGGTGTACGCTCCCGTGGCCACGGTCGTAGTAAAGCCCTGAGGACCGCCAACTAGAATTGATGCACCGCCCACGGTATAAACCGAATAGTCTTGGAGTGACATTGTTCCATGATTACCCAGTACAATCTCCATACGACTTCCAATAGTAAGGAAGTTCATATTACTGAGCGTCTCAATATTCATGGCACCCGTAGAATTCATGTTGAAGGTTGAAGCACCTCCACAGTTAATGATTCCACTTGTAAAGTCGGTACGTGAGCCCATGACGAGATGGCTGTCATCGCCTTTTACGGTCACATCAGAGTTATCTCCGATAATCTCTTTACGTTTGCCATCAACAATAGTATTCAGTTCTCCGCCAATACGTTCCTTGCGGTTCATTTTCACATTGATGATTTCTTCTTGATCAATTTCAGTTTGATCCGAAGCACCAATCTTGGATTGACGGGAACCTTTAATGTTTTCCGTCTTATTACCTTCAACCTCGAGATGGTAATTACCCTTTACTAATGTGCGAAGGTCCCCATTGATCGTAAGATTCACTGAGCCCTTCACGTAGACATTATCATCCTTTACAATAATCGTGTAATTATCACCATTGATAGTAGTCGTCTTATTACCATTAGAATCAATTTCGTAGTAGGTTCCAGTGGTATGCATCTGGAAAATTCGTTCTGCACCTGGGCTATCATCTACTTCAAATACATGTCCAGATTGAGTATGAGTGGCACTATTAAATGGATAGATGGGATTGACTACAGTATCAACATCCTGGCTAGACCACGTCTTGCGAGTATAGTACGATGCTGGTTCCGCAACAGCAACTGATTCAATTTTAGCTGGAGAAGCAGTTTCAACCTTGTCGGAACGTAGATTTTTTCTTTTTACATAGCTGCTCGTATTTGCATATGCGGCGCGTGCCTCACGTGGAGTATCGATTTCTCCAGGATTGCGAGGATGTTGGCCAGATGGATCTGAAAATCCCTTTGCAGCACTACCACCCTGGGTCTGAGATGGAATAGTTCCCATTACCAATGGATCTTGAGCTGAAGGACCATCACGAAAGAAGCCTACTACCCAAGAACCTGGAAGAACTCCAGTAGCGGAAGTACCAATTCCTGACATTGATGCAGACGTGATTGGAGTCATCACTAGTGCCCATGGAAGAGATTCTGTAGGAATTTGGCCTTTATCTTCCGTATGATAGCCAAAGCAACGGACTCGGACACGACCCATTTGCAATGGATCCGAGGTATCCTCAACGACACCAGTAAACCATGCAAATTTACCACCAACGAATTGATCTATTGACTGTCCGCTCATGACAATTTAAATGTAAGTGAATCTCTTTTCAGTTGAAGGTCGACTTTATATTCTTCGGCAAAAGAATGAAGTACTGACGTAATCATATATTTACCAGAAAAATAGTTATCCCTCTGGATGTCATTATCAGTCCTATCATTCTTGATATTTGCGCCAGGATCAATTGCTGGAGGGATCTTTAAAGAAATGATCTTTCCACACTGCAGTTGAAAATCTCCTGACAAAGTAATATCATGGGAGATGCTATCCATGTTTTCGATGTAGGACTGTGCTTTATTCAGCTTACCGTTCTCGGTTGTACTATGGTAATTGGGGCTACTGAAGGCAAGTTTATTTGTTGGGATATAATTGACTAATGAATCTGTAAATTGTGATAATGTATTATTCGGATTATCGGGCTTGAATGTTGTAGATACGACTGGATTTTTGTATGACCAAATCATACTATCGAATTCAGCATCGTACTTGAATGAAGAGCGGCTCAATGTTTTTGTGGATAGATCTAGATACTCGGATCTGGAACTATATGCCCCGGATGGAATTGATCCATATTTTGACATACGAATATCCGAGGTCATACTCAGAATTCTCAGCGCTCTTTCCTCATAATCCTTTTTGATAGAAGTATCTCCAGTCTGATTGAACTGAAAGAATTTAGCATCTCGGTATTCTTTATAAACTTCTTTTAACATTATTTCAGCCTGAGACTCAAATACGATCACGCCATCTAACCGTTGATAGAAATAGAATGGAGAACCTGCTTGATCATATGCTCTACGTAGTGCCCAATAGATAGCATCTAACGGAGCCATGTTTGGTACAATGAAACTAATATATGCGGTAGATCCCCCCGAGATTTCCGTCATATTCTCGGGAACTCCAAGATCATTTCTGAGAACTTCTTTAATAAAGTCCTGGATTGTACCAGAAAATGCACGGGATATTTTCTTTAGCTCTGAAACGTATGCGTGGGGAGACACTGCACGGAGCGAATATACCTGAAGTCTGTTATCCATTCTACCGAAAAGAGGATATTCTGTAACGATAAAATCCAAAGAAACTAGTTCTTCATCTTGTGATCCATACGGAGTTCTTGCCAAGAGAACGCTGATTTTTTCTTGTCCAGAAATTTGGAGCTCTTCCATCGTATTTACCGGATCCCTCACATTCAGTGAGAGCATCAATGACGGACGGTAAATACTCTCGGTAATACTAAAATCAGTAACGAGAGCTTTTAGATCCAGTTCTCTTCCAGAATGATTTCTGAAAATGATCTGTTGGACGGAATATGCTGTCGGAAACAGGGCTTCCGCAGAATTCAGTGAGATGTTTGCTAGATTAGGCATTCAACAGTTTCTTATAGGCCTGAGCAAACGAGTAGATCAATTTTGGACGAACTACTCGAATCTTGGATCTAGCGTCATTCAATTCAGTTTCATGCTGTAAGTTACTCACCGCGGTTAAACTTAGATCAGTGACATCTGGAGGAGTCTCACCATTAAAATGGCCACTCTCATCACGTTCACCAATATAAAGTCCATTATATGAAATTGTAGGTTCTGAAAGAAGATTGCCAGCATTATCATAAATTGCCTGCTTCAGATAATGGTGGGGCGCATCTCTCCAGTCAACAACTCGAAGTGGAGTTACCGTTGAAATAGGTGCTTGTGTTCCAGAAATTTCTTGATGTGCTCTAAATGGTCCACCGGTTTCTACAATATTTCTGATGATAAGCTGACTTAGATTTGCATCTTTGTAATAAATCGTTCCAGTTGTCTTTAAGTTTGGATTTAATCCGGTTGTAACCGTTTCTCCAATATTAAATGCACCTGAAAGACTATTGTTATAACTTGAGACCTCACTAAAGTCCGTATTATATTCGACAGTTGGTTTAGTAATTAACGCAACTCCATCGTATTCAGTTAAAATGTATTTGTCAAATTGATTCTGACTCATTGGCCATCCGCTAAGACCAGTTTTTAGATGCTCATTGCAGATGAAAAATGTCCAATAATAATCTGGAGTACCGTATAGCTTATTGGATACAATATCGGGTCTATCGCCATCCATAATTTGATAAAACTCATAGGTGGCGTTATCGCTAATGGCAGGAAGGTCTGCTTGAACAAATCGAAAAATATCTGTAATCGTAGTATCGAATCCCGAATCCAGGAAATTATACGTTACTTTTGGAAATTGTCTAAAGAATGACATAAGAATTAGCCCAGATTGGTTTTGTCATTATATTTTGATCCGCGCAATGCCATAATTTCTTGGCGATTGAGTGGCTTAGTTTCTTCGAATCCAAGAGTAATGTCTACTTCTAATGGACTACCGTCATCACGGAAAATGTTTGTGGAAGAATTAAATGTGGTCGAAAACTCTTTCAGATACGACTCATAGATTCCTGGAATATATTGGTTATCATTCCCATCTCCGTCGTAGAAACTAATAGCCCAGGTAGGAGGATACTTTAGGATGACGTCAGTACCTTCCGGATACATGTAATTCTGAAAGAGTTCGCATATTCTTTTAATAGCATCAGTGTCCTCTTTCCGCTTGCCCACCATTTTAAACTGAAACTGGAAATTTCTGACATTACTGTTCTGGAACGTGGTACGAGTATTAGGGGCAACAACCTGCTTTGTAGCATAGTCAATCACATTGGCAACATCATCCTGTTTCATTTTTCTAGCAGCAATACTTGCTACAGCCGCCGTATTCATGTTGCCTGCCTTTTTAATGACGTCTTCCGTCATAGCACCAATAGCATTTCCAGTTTTCCGAGCAACTCCACTACCTTTTGGTGAGCTTGCTGCAGCGGAAAGTGCCTTGGCTCCAATATCTCCTAGAAGACCGAGGTTGATAGAACTGTAATTCATCGAATCACTAAACGTAAGTCCGGCCGGGATTGGCAGATAGATGAATTCCGGTTGAGTAGTTGGCCAAAAAGCCATAAACGACCAACCTTTCTGGGATTCTCTAAGTTCTAGTGGAAATACGTGAATAGGCATAAATACAATGTTACTATTTATACCATTCCCCATGACTTATAAAGGACGTTTCACTCCACAGAATCCAGCAAAATATAACGGAAACATTCATGACATTGTGTATCGTTCGTTATGGGAAAGACAGCTATTTAAATGGCTCGACGAGAATCCAGTAATTGCAAAATGGGCATCCGAAGAAACGGTAGTACCATATAGATGTAGAACGGATAATAGAATGCATCGGTATTTTGTTGATGTTAAGTTTATAACCACTGACAATAGAACATACCTGGTTGAAGTAAAGCCAGCAAAAGAGACTAAACCACCCAAGAATCCTGGTAGAAAGACCAAAAGATATATTACCGAGGTGATGACGTATGCAAAGAATACCTCTAAATGGGAGGCTGCAAATGAGTATGCCAAAGATAGGGGATGGACATTTGAAATATGGGATGAGAACATTCTGCGTTCCATGGGGATTAAGATACTCTAGAAAATGTTATAAATAGTGGCAATGGCATCACTCTTCAACACGCTAAAATCTGAGCTAAACTCAAAAGGATACGAGACTCGTTCCAGAGAAGCTAAAGAATGGTTTACCGAGAGGGTCAAAGAACTCAATGGACGGATTAACCGAAAGACTCTTCTCAACGATGAGGCTCTCAAAAGTCGTTCAAAGCCTATCTTTGGCCATATGTTCATGTTTGCGTATGATCCTAAGTTCAAAGAGGAACTACCATACTACGACAGATTCCCATTGGTTATTGCCCTGCAACCTGCAGAAGGCGGATTCCTGGGACTCAATCTTCACTATCTCCGTCCCGATATTCGCTCATTATTCCTGGATAAATTGATGGCCACGATGCCGAATAAGGATAACCTGGATGAAAAATCTAAATTGAAACTGCGTTACGAATTGCTTGCTGGAGTTCGTCGGTTTCGTTATTTTGCGCCTTGTTTAAAACACTATCTGAATGGCCATATCAAGTCTCGCATTGCTCAGGTATATGCTCCGGATTGGGAAACGGCCATCTTCTTACCAATCGAACAGTTCTCAAAGGCTAATAAGACGAAAGTCTGGAAAGAATCTCAGAAAATCTATCAGACTCCATAATGAACATCGATGATCTAAAATCAGTTATTTCGAATCGTAAGGGACTTGCTCCGGCAAATAGATTCGAAATTCATGTAACTCCTCCAGTAGGGCTGGGAATTGACACTCGCGATTTTTCGGTTCTATGTGAAAGCTGCAGTCTTCCTGGTCGTCAGA